GCCGGAAAAGTACGTACAATAGCCATAGTTGACTATTGGACTCAGAGACTTATGTCACCGGTTCACGAATGGATGATGGAAGTGTTAAAACTTCTACCAACAGACGGAACCTTTTGTCAGGAGGAGGCAACCAGGTCTTTTGCTCGCTTCGTCTCATTATCTGAGCGAAGGCTCTATAGCATTGATCTCAAGTCAGCAACGGATTTAATTCCGATTGCCCTCTATCGACATGTGCTTAGTGGCATTTGGAACGAACACACCGTAGACTTATGGATAAGCCTACTTACTGACCGCTGGTTTAGAGTTCCCGATTCTCACTTAGTCAGCCAAGAGCTGCGGGGCAGATTGGTCCAATATGGACGTGGGCAGCCAATGGGGACATTGTCCTCATGGCCCTCAATGGCACTTGTGCATCATGCACTTGTGCTCTTCTCTGCGCAGCGAGCGGGTTACGACCCTACTCACTTTGTAGATTATCGGGTTCTAGGCGATGACAACTGTACATGCGGCGATGAAGCCGCTATGTCATATGTTGAAACCGCCGGCGCATTGTGTGTCCCCACATCGCAGGCCAAAACCCTGGACGGATGTTTATTCATTTTTGCCTCCCAGATCTTCTGGAAAGGCATCAATATCTCTCCTCTTTCATTGAAGGGGGAGTTGGGAATAGCATCATACGCACAGAGGTTAGAACAGGCCCTCAGAGCTGTTCGTAGAGGCTGGATCGATGATCGCAACACACTACCAAGGTTCCTACGGCTTCTGTTGACGCAACGCGATTATCGCGCTTCGCTGAGACAGTGGTCTGTGGGAAAATTGGGAAAAATTGCCCAATCAGCATTGGTCAGTGCCTTTGGTCTCGCCAGTCGATCCTTATTGGATCTTCTTGGATTCCAAGGGTCCGGGTTTAAGCCCTTCTTACTCTCTCTCGAGAATAAGGTAGAGGCATTAGCCGGAGACCACGCTAGATTGAGCGGTAAGGTCTCGGAACTTGCGTTCCGGGACTTAGAGAGGGCGTTTGCCGCCGCCACAGCTCGGGTAATATACCTTGAGCTGCAGGGCGAACTCGATCGTCTCGAGGTCGCTTCCCAAAGATTTGGGGAGTGGGCCAGAGAGATGAAAGAGTCAGGCTTTATGCCCCTCTATACCAGGGTACCAAAAAGGAAGAATTCCGAAGGGCGGGTTGTCCTTCGAGAACTTCCTGGGATACTGTTCGTACCGAGCTCCACTATGCCTAAGGATTTATTCCTTAAGGCATTGTCCTTGGGTGGCGAAATGAGG